CTGTTACGGTTAAATCATCTTGTACTTTTAAATCTACAACATTAAGACTAGCAAAAGCATCAACAAAAGCTGCACCACTTCCTGCTCCGTCTGAATAGACTGCTTTAGTATCTCCTGCAGGAATAGTAATATTAGCTCCACTGCCTTGGGAAATTATTATATTTTGTGAGCCACTGGTAGCATTTTCAATAAACCACATCTTGCTTATGGTGTTTGGTCCTATAGTAATAGTACAAGCTGAATCTAAAGTACCTGTATATTTAAGGTACATCGACCTTCCAGGGTCTGTTGCTCCGTCTGCTATTGTAGTTGCGTGTGTATCAGCATTAGTTGTAATGGCTTCTGTGCCAAAACTAAATGCTTCACCAATAAGCTCTAAATTTGTATTAGTAGTAGTACCCCAAGTTCCAGCTCCGTCACCTGTTGCTAACTCGTTAAGTCTTAAGTCATTTACGTATGTGCTTGCCATTTTTATTCCTCGTAAAAATTATATAGTATTTATGCAGCAACTTCATCCCAATCTGGAGATTGTGTATCTGATACTGTAGTATAAGACGGACTTTGACTTTCATCAACTGGTGAGTATGATGGTGTCTGGTCTTCATCTACAAGACCCCAAACCAATACATCTCCAACAAGTCCTGTCATAGCATTTAATTCTGGAACTATATTTGCTTTAGCATTTACAATTAAGCTGCCAACAGCTCCAGTTGCTGCAACTCCGTCAACATGTATTCTGTTAACTAATATAAATGTTGGTGTTCCTATTGCTGTAGTAGCTGCAAGTCCTGATACTGATATGTTGTTGTTGGTAACTAAAGATGTGGTTCCAAGAGCAGATGTGCTTTCAAATCCTGTCACGGATATGTTATTAACCGTTGAAAGGGTTATTGTTCCAAGAGCAGATGTTGCTGCTAAGCCAGTTACAGATATATTGTTAACTGATGTTGTGGTTGCTGTTCCTAGTAAACTTGCTGCTAAAACACCTGTTGGTGTTACATTTGCTTCGGCTTGTATAACTACGCTTAAAGAACCTAAAGTAGCTGTCACACCACCTACAGAAGCTATAGCTTGGGCATTGACTGCCGCAATAGGAGTTCCAGTTGTACCTGCAGCTGGTGCAGTTGGCTCGACTGGTATTGAGCCTTCGCCAAAACCTAACTGGCCCCAGGTACCTCGACCCCAACCGTTTAGGAAATCAGCCATTTTAGGCTATACGTATAATTGCCGTAGACGCTGCTTTTGCTGGAAATACTACTGTAAAATCACCTGCGGTAGAAGTTTTATCTCCACCAAAATCTATAGTTGCTACTGATTTATCACTATTTGTATCGTTATAAATCATACAGCCTCTTGCTGTAATTGTAGCCGTACTAAAAGTTAGGTCATTAAAGTCTGTAACCGCAGTAGTTCCTGTAGCAGATGGTGTTACGTTAGTTAACGCAGCTCCGCCTGAAGTATAGTTAGTACCACTAGCTTGTCCAGTTGTAGTAAAAGCAGTCGTAGTAGCACCTAAAGTAGCCGAACTAGTGTACAAAGCCAATTTAAAACTATTACCACTTGAGTTGGTAAAGTTATGAGTTCCAGTTAAAAGCTCTACTTTAAAGCTTGTTGTCAGAGTAGATGTTATTGCCATATTAAATACCTTTAATTATTTTTGCTAAATCTTCACTACCTCCACTAGATAAATCTTGAATTAAGGTAGCCTTATAAGATTTTATAGCATTTTTAATATATATCAAACAAACTTGGTAAATTAAATCTTGATAAGCCCTAGCCTGAGCTTTAACATGTTCCTCATTATCATCCGAAAAACTAACTATTTTCTCTGTTAGTTGCTTTGCCCAAAACTCAGGAGGATGGCCTCCATACTGGGTTGTAGCAATTTCCACCATACCCAATTCAGGCAATCCATCTGGAGTAATTTTTATTACCATTGTTTAGGCTCTACAGGTTCATTTTTTTTTATATGAGTGTCATTTCTGTCTATTAAAACAGGTTCTTTTTCTTTTTTTGGCTCTTGATGCTTTATAGCTTCGCTTTGTTTCATGCTTTGTAAATTACCTTTATCGTCTGACATAACTAATAAAGGGTCATCTAAACGATGGTAACCATACAACTTTTCTTCTGCTGGAACTGCTGCATCAAGCAAATAACTTGACTGAGCTACTTCTACTTTCATTCCATCACTCATACATTTACTTAACCAAAATTCGGTACAGGCTCTTCCAGCCTCTGCAAAATATAAATTACCTTTGTAACCAAAATCTACGCCAAACATTTGTAAATGTCCTATTTTATTATATAAAGCAAACGCTATTGCATAAGCAACAGTATTATTAAGATAGTGACATCCCCATTCTTTTAATACTTCATTAATTGGATATTCAACTAGACCAGGACATCTTTCGTCTAGTTCACATGTATATATAGGTCCTTGATGTTCTTTCAATACTTTAGCCATGCTATTAGTTTGGCCACCAGCATCGTCTGTATCTAAAAACCTAGACGCTGGGTCCATCATAAATACTCTATCGTGATATATAACGTCAGAAACTGCGTTAATTGCCCATACTTCATCGAATTGTGCGCCATGTGATTTTGCCATACAGTAGTCAAACCAACTCCTGCCCATGCCAACAATGGCTACATTTTTCCCTTCAAGTTCCTTGATTGGATTCATACCTATCTCCTTTTGTTAAGTTAACTTACTTGCGAGCGGAGTGAGTCATATCGGTATTCGTCTCGTCTACCTCTTGCCTCGGCTCGTTCTTTTATTCTTGCTATTTCCTGCGCGAATCTATTTTCATAATTTGCTAATAAATCTGGCTCACCTTTCATAAAAGTATGGCCTTCAATTAAAGATGCGTATAGTAAGGCATCTCTAGCGTTAACAGATAACCAGGTCCCTGATGTATCTGAAACTAAACTTGTTGGTTTGTATAAGTAATGTAATTCTACTGTGTAGTTTGCGTCTGGTATTGGAGCTAGTGCTATTGTTGAACCAGAGCTAGTTGATGTTGAATAAGCCTTATCATAATCTGCATAATACTTTGGTAGTCCTCTCAAAGAAGTATCACTTAAATCTGGAGTGTACTCTTGCATAAAACTTGGATGTTTTTTTAATAAAAAATGGTAATCGTTTGTTGTTGAATCTATAACTGCTAACGAAAAAGTAAGAAGAAAATCATTTGGAGCTGTTAAGAATCTATTTCCTGTTGTTACTGTACCTTGAACATTTTTACGGAATACATCCTCTTGAACTAAGTTAAATATTCTATCTTCGGCATTTTTTACAAAATCAGGTATTGTTGAAACAAAGGTAGATTCATTGTTATTAAGATAGTTTTGAATTAATGTGGTTAGTTCTGAATAAGTCATACTGTAATTGTAACCTCTCCTAAAGATGATGTCATTCTATAACCAGGTATGGGACTGCCAATTATATTATCATTGTTACTTAGTATATAACCCTCACCAACTTCAACGTCATTATTTGGTCTTGGTTCATATAAAGCTTCTGGGTCTGATATAGCTGGAGTTGGTTCTAGTTGAGGGTGTTTTACTTCAAAACATTCTGAACAAGTTTTTAAATTATTCCATTCTTTTTTTAAGTCTAATAATTTATATTCAAATCCACATCTATCGCATAAAGCTTTGGCAAATTTTGCTGAAGCATAAGCCATTAACTGATATAAGGCCTAATTCTAAATGAAGCCCTGTCCTCGTCTGTTGATGAAGCTCTTTCAAATTCCTCTTCATACATTTGTTTTAACATACCTGACTTTTCTGGAGCTTTTTTTACTGATATGTAATAAGCCAAACCAGCTGCAAAGCAAGGATAAAACCTAAAAGGCATGTCCATAGTATTAATAGCTGTATCTGCATCGTCCATTCTTACTAGCTTATTAAACACCAATACATCTGTAGAGTTTTCTGGAGCTGGCCATACTTTTAAAACTGGCGCGTTTTGTTTATCTAAAAAAAACTGGCTAGGTCTTCCTGTTGTTGCTTTGACTGGAATATTAAGATATTCACTACGACTTAACCTTCTCATAGACAAATCAGTTGTTACGCTGCCTTCAGTTCTTCTAAGGTTACAGTCTAATATATCTATTACGTTAGAGTTTAAAGTATAAGTTAAAGTATCTTTAGTAACTGTTTGAGTGGCTTCTTCTATAGTCCATTGATTAAGACCTCTATTGGCCCATTCAGCTAACATAAGGTTAATAGAACGTTTTGCGCTTACTAAATCATAACCAGTACGTAATTCAAGGCCACATCTTTCAAAAGCTTCTTCAACAAACTCAGTTACATTAGGTTCAAAATTTGTACTACTTGATGTTGTCATTATTTCTTCTTAGTTTTTTTTAAAGACTTTTCTATTTGTTTAGCTTGTTTTGCGTGCAATTTAGAAGCACCTTTTAGTTCTTTAATTAGTTTTCTTTTTGCTGTTATGCTTAAT